GTCATCAATAGACTTTGTAAACAGTTCTTTTACCGCATCATCAACATCTAACGCTTTAATGTCTTCTGCTATTTTTTTAATTATCTTACTCATTCGATCTCCTTAGTTATTTTTCTTAGTTAATGTATTAAAATCTTCTATTTTATCGCTAATAATATAATCAATATCTTTTTCTATTAATTTTTCCATAATTGAAACAGCATTGATTAAGTCAACATAAATATTATCATAATGGTTAGGTATTGAACATCCATATTCATTCTTGTTGTTATCTACAAAATAAATTCTACGGAAATAAATAGGCTCTAAATTACCTCTAATCAGCCCATATTTTTTATCATTACTCTCTGGAATCAATTCTATGATTTTATTGTATTTTACTATACAACTCTCAATATCTTCTCTTTTTGTTGGTATTGGTAGCCCGTATTTCATCCCTTATTCTCCTTTATTTATTATAAAATACTATTTTTTTACAATGTTTTCAAGGGCTATTAAATCCACTTTTACTGGTTGCATAAATTCCATATTCTCCAATGATTTAATTTGTGATGGATTTAATGTTTTATCGCCTTTCGTAAACTTCATTTTATTACTATTGTAACCTAATTTATCGGCTTGTTTTTGGCTCATATCATCAATTGTAACATCTATTAGAAAACTTACTCCGTTTGGATGTATTGGCATTGCTGGCTGATTCTCAAGGCTATAAACTCCGACACCTTGACCATTATCAGTATTAGCTATTACATCACACTCATCAAATTTATCGTGGTCACTTGAGAGATTGAACTCTACTCCTGTAACCAGTTCATTTTCTACCCTTTCATCATATCGGCTCTGTTCGAATACTCTTGATTGTTCAGTAATAGTTATACGCTCTGCTAAACTCTGATTTTTAGCAAATGTAGCCTGTTTAATAGCCTTCTCAAACAAGACACTATCATTTTTCTTAATAGCACTCTCTAAACGATTAAAAGCTGATTTATAACTCTGTTTTAATGCTCTGTTATCACTCAGCAACTCTATTTCCGCTCTACTCTTTTTGAGTTGTTTTTCAAACTTGCTTTTTAATACTCTGTTATTTGTATTATCAAGCATCTCTTTTCCAACTCGCTCAAGCTCTTTTATATGCTCTGGGAGATTTTCATATCCTTTCAAACTGCCTTTTAAAGTCTGCCTAATCTCTGTACTTGTCTGCTTCCAGGTTTTGTTTAGCTTTGAGTTTTTGACAATGGTATTATAGATAGTCTTTTGAGAATCCTCAACACTATCAAAAACACCTTTAGATAGTGCTTTACCCTTAGTTTTTCCGAATATCTTTTGTAGATCTGCCGGTGCATTTTGACCCATTATATCAGCGGTAAACTCTGGCATAATTCCAAAACCTATGGCCGTTTGATTAATCATTCCGCCTTGAATGGTCCTTGATACGTCATCAATAATACTCCAAGACTTGATCTCTTCACGGTAAATCACTGCTATATCTCTGTTAGGTTCTTTTATTACTCTATTTGCAAATGAGTCTACAAAGGCTGCAAGTTTTTTATCAACTTGCAGCCCTGTAGCTTTCATTTCTTTTAAATAAAGATTGTATAATTGCTTATCTGTTGGCATTACTCAACCTTATTAAAATCTACTTCTTTGTTAGGCAACCAAGACTTTAAAGCGTCTTTGATAGTTTCCAAAATGCCTTTTTTACCTTCAAAAACATCTTCTGAAATGTCCTGTATAACTGCTTTTACAATTACATCTTTGCATCTGTTCCTCTGTAATCAGCTTCCTTACCTAGCCAACGAGCAAACCACAAATCAATCCACTCATCAGCGTTTTTAATCTCTTGTGATAGAAAAGAAAGTTGATTATTAACCTCAACATTATCCATCTCTTTTGATAGACCAGATTGCGAAACTGTACCCGTTGCATAGTTTCGACCCTCTTGTCTAAAGATGTTTTCAATATCCTTTGTTGTCATATCGTAAGAGACTGTGACAGCGTTTAAATCAGGTGCTAAAAAGAAAGGAGCATTTCCAACTGTAGGAAAATATAAAACATTGTCG